AATCGCCTGTTGCAATAGCTGGCTGGACAGGCATCACCTACCCCGCAGCAACGGCAGCACAAGCTATCACGACGACGCTAACGCGATACTCCCTGACAGGCGTGATCCCCGCTAACTGCAATCAGCTCGGATTCTTCTTTAGCTACTCGCCTGCCGGGACTGCCGGTGCTGACGACAACCTGTATATCACTGGCATTCAGCTTGAGGTCGGTTCAGCCGCAACTGCGTTTGAGCATTTGTCCTACGCGGAGAATCTTCGTCGGTGTCAGCGGTATTACTACAAGGTTGCACCGGGAGTTGTGTCTTCGATACTTGGGAGTGGATTTGCAAACAACACAACAGTGTGCAAAATGCACACACAGTTTCCTGTACAAATGCGGATCGCACCGACCGTGCTTGAGCAAGACGGGGTCGCAACTGACTATGCAGTCACTTCGCCAGCAGGCGCAATAGTGTGCTCGGCAGTCCCTACGTTTTCTTCATTAACAAACGCGTATAGCGCACAGACAAATTTCTCGGTGGCATCTGGACTAACCGCCGGTGACGGTGTGGCAGGCATAACTGCCGCCGGAACAACAGCAGGATACCTTGGATGGCCAGCAGAACTATGAAAACATACAAATACACCGATTCAACAAACACCGTCGTTCATGTAATTGACGTGGATGGTATCAGCCGCTCGTCGTGTCTAGCATCGACGCTCGAGGACGGTGCGAAAATCCTTCCGTGTGAACCTCCGTCAACAGATGAGCTCAACACCCCGCTTCTGGTCGAGCTTGACATCATCGACCGAAAGAGCATCCGGGCGATACGTGAAGGAAATACAGAGAGGGTCAAAGAGCTTGAAGCGCAAGCAGTCATTTTGCGCGGGAGGCTAATGAAATGAAACTCTGGTGGGCATGCTTCCTCCAATTCGCGCCGGCGGTGATCATCTCAGCACTCGCAGCCCATTTCTGCCATTGTTTGCAGCGATGCGGCTTGGATACTCAAACAATCGAACGAAGTGTAATGTCGAGCCACGACTTCCAGCTTGTCTCTCTTGGTTTGATAATCCAGACAATTCTCTTTGGGGTGATAGCGGCTGGCAAACTCAGCACTGCCCGGACTACTTCGGATGTTATTGGGGAATGGTTCGCTGGCTCTGGAGGAATAAGGCAGGGAACTTTGTCGAGAATAAGCTAGGCGCGAAAATAGTCGAGCCTGTTCTTTCGACAGGAACCCTCCAGATAAATAATGAACCGTATAAGGCCGGAAAGCTCGTATGCAAAAGTGGTGAATACTGGCAGTGGAAATACGTCAGCAGGCCTTTTGGAACTCGTTGTCTGTATCTTAACTTCGGGTGGCTCCTCGATGCTTTTGTGGAGGTTCCCGATCGATACCCGAAGGCAAGGTTCTTGTGCCAGATTCAATTCGCAACTCGGAAGTGACAGATGAACAAGACCAATGTCGAGCATTCAATTTTTGCCTTAATAATGCAAGCGGTCCCAGGCTTTCTTATTGGTGACTGGATAACAGGCGCAGCATTCGCAATCGGCTTCTTTCTTTCACGCGAGCATGCCCAACGAGAGTACCATATCGGCGATCCTTCGAAGCTAAAGGGTTGCGAGGCGTTTGACATTTGGAACTGGAGCCTTGATGCCAAGCTCGATTTTCTCTGCCCAGCGATCACTGTATTGACTGTTTATTGGGCACCAATATTATTCATGGAAATGCTCTGAAGGCTCTGCACGGATTTCCTTAGTGAACCCTGTAAATTAATGAAAGGAGCCGCCCCTCCCTATCCCTTAGAGTACCCTCCACAGTTGCTTAGTGTATCGTGTATAAATAAAGAAATACCCACAAAACAATACCCCTCAATGCGTCATTTGAGGGGTATTTAATTTGCGCAAATAAGGATATCTTATATGAATACCGACAAACAACCCAAGAGGAGCTTTAAATGGAAAATGAATTTGGAAGTACAATGAAGTGTACGAGTGTCGCACTGTTTCTGGTTAGTTGCTTTGCCATCGTTTTGACCGGTTGCTTCCTTATGTTGTGGAGGTTCTAATGCCACATTTCAAAGTATGGACGTCCAGTCTTCTGATTATATCCCACAAGGGCATAGGGGCGCAGCACACAGAAACCCCGAAATGTCTCTCGTTCTCGGCGGTTGATGCTGCACGTCGTGTTGCGAACGACCTGCAAAGGTACATCGAAGATCAATTAGAATTCTCAGAAGGGATGACTTACCAAATCTGTCCTTCTATGGGTATCCCGCCCGTCGCAAAGATGGTGGAATTCTATATGCATGGAAGAGCCGTAAAAAAGATCTTTATCTTCGAGAAGATTGAAGTTGTCGAGGTCGGCTAAACTCAAATAAAAGCTCTCAGCAGAGGGCTTTATATTTGAGTGTGGCACTTACAAGGAGCAAGCGCAAATGTGTAAAGTAACGGTATTATTTCGGTGTAGCGAATGTGGAAAAGAGTCAAAGAAGTCAATCACGGTTTCGGAGGAAGCTCTGAATGCATTGTCTCTCAATCTTTACGAGGTAATCGATTCTTCTAATCCTCATGAAATACTATACTGCAAACGTAATCATCAATGCCAGCAGTGCCACGAGGCTTGGGTATCTCTCGTGCGCCTCTCTGCAATTTAACTTGAAAGGATTTCAAATGGCATTCGCAGACGAAATGATGTTGAAGCACAAGGCCGAAATTGATGCACGAATCGCAGCTCTTCGGGCAGACTTGGAGAAAAAACGTTTGGCGGCAATCGATGCTCTGGCTGATACCTGGGTCAACCATCTTGATTATGAATTTACACCTCGCCATTCGAATGATATCGCTGTGTGGTATCCGCACGCAACCCTCAATCGTGAGCACATTCGTAGAACAGCTGCGCTCTGCCGAAGGGACAACCCTGCGTGGCAACGGAACCAAAAATTCCTCAGCGGTTTGACGAATTAATTTGCGCAAATAAGAGTATCTTATATGAATACCAACAAACAAGGAGACGTAATGTCAACAAAGAAAGTGGTCAAGGTAGCAGATTCAAGTCGTCAAGTCAAAGTACTCGTTGTTGATCAGCATGGCGAAACATTCGCCTGCTCTCATATGCCGTATATGACAGCACTGGTTTTCAAGATGGCGTGGGAGCGAGGCAACCCCGATACCGACCGCTGCATCGAGATCCGTTGAAGTATCTGTAGGCCTAGTGAGTAACAAAGTGGGCATCCGCCCTTTTAACTTTCCAAGAGGAGTCTTAAATGAACGCAGCAACTTACACAACAACTTCCGCAACAGTTTATGGAGTAGTCCCCTTCGTATATCGCGCCGCACGCACAGTCTGCAGGACGACTGCATGGCTAGTGAGCCTCTTTTGTATTATTTTCGCGATTGCGAGCTTCGCCCTGCTTTCCCCCGTTGTCGTTGACCGAGTAGAACAAGCACGCACCGCATTAGGCATGCTGACGCTACCTGCTTCAGTTAAGGCGGAAATGGCTGAAAAGAGCCTGAAGGCGGCAGAGCTGAATACGGCAGAGCTGAAGATCGCGAAGCTGAGCACTGAAATCGCTACTCTGAAGGGTGCTCTAGCAACTTCTGCCGCTCGTGAACAAGCTACGGCGGCCAAGCTGGCCTCCGCCTTGATTCCTGAAGCAAGTGTTGGAGAAGCTATCAAGGTCCACGTGACAGCGCCTTTGAAGACAAAGTCTGAAGCGGCATACGTGGCATCGAAGTCCTGGCTCTCCGGCCTGGGACGGTGAGCAAGAAGAGAGGTGGTAAGAAGAAAAATGAAATCGTGGAGTGGTTGATAGGTAGGCGCGGTGTCCCCTCTATGGGAGATGTCTTGCGATCTATTGCCATTTCGGATATCCAAATTCTTCGATACCGCCTCTTGTTCTTCGAGTTGGACGTCTATAGATGGATCGATGAGTTCCTGACGAGACGGTACGAAAAGGAAGTAGGCAGGGAATTACGCAAGCCATGAGACATCTGAGCTACCCGCTGGGGTGGCTTGGGTGTCTTTCTGCCTTCTCCAAACTTTTTTTTTTTTTTTTTTTTTTTTCAAAAATACGATAACAATAAAGAGGTTCTATGCTAATATTTCAGTTGTATATGATCGTCGCTCTCACACTGCGAGCGGCCACCACATGTGCATTATACATTGTGCTTATACTTCTGATATTAGCCGGTCTCCCCTTTCTCTGCCAACTAATCTTATGGTAGCTCAAATGAAAAATAAACTTATTTCGTCAATCGCATATCGCATTCGTTGGGAGCTTGTACCACAAAACCCAGTCAGCACTCTCGCCAAGATCCCCGCAAAAGACATCATAGAACAAGTTATTCCTATTGTCTACTTATACACTCGAGTAAAGAGTGGAAATAGGCCTGTTTGGTTTACTGAAGTTATTTCCGCAATCGGTCATACCCTCCGTTCTAAGGCAGGCCTTAAACGAGACTCAGGTCTGGCAGCTAAAATGGGTGCCTTCGTAGTTTACAGTTTCGAACTTCTTGGCCTCCTCAAGCTTCGCCTTAGCACAGGAAAAGGCAAGCACGCTGCGTATATTCTCGAGATCATCGATGATGCCGCTATTGTGAAACTCTGGGAGGCTGTAAATGTCAGTAAGACGGAGAAGTTACCCTCCTTGACACCGTACGCGGCATGGACAAGCTCCAGACATCCTATAGGAAACACGCTAGTTAAGACAAACAATAAGGAGGTTCTTGCCTGTCTGTCTCCTGAGACGCACCCTATGGTCTTCAATTGTCTCAACAAGGCGCAGCAAGTAGGATGGAGAATCAATGCTGAGATTTTCAATCTTGTCAACTGGTCATTACGCAACAAGACAGAGGCCTTCGCAGGCATTTGGGAGATGCAAAATCCCGAAGCACGCCAGTCCAAGCTGAGGGAAGCAAAGACAATCACAAGTATGGCCAAGCGATTCTTGGATGAAACTTTCTATCATCTTTACTATTGCGATTTTCGTGGAAGAAAATACCCCGCAACTGCGTACCTCCATGAGCAAGGAAGTGATTTAGCTAAGGGTCTTCTCCTCCGAAAAGATTCAAAGGCTATTGGAGAGCAAGGTTATTTCTGGCTGCTGATCTCTATCGCAAATAATTGGGCAGGTGATGCAGGACGTGATGACGGTTACAAGACGGACAAGCTTCCTTTGAATGACAGGGTATATTGGTCACTTGATAATGAGGAAATCCTGATAAGTTACGCCAGCAACCCTAAGGTAAACCAAGGGTGGATGAAGGCGGACAAACCCTGGCAATTCCTTGCAGCATGCCTCGAATTGAAACATCTTCGTGATTGGCAACGATCGAAAGACACCATGGGAGAAAACGATGAGTTCGCTTATCAGTCTTCCCTGGAGTGCTATATCGATGGTTCTAATAACGGGAGTCAGCATCTTTCCGCCTTGACGAAGGATGAGGTAACAGCGCCACATGTGAATCTTGTGCCTTCTGATTTGCCAGGCGATTTGTATAAGTATGTCGCTGAGCATGTATGGGATCGGGTTAGCCAGCAGTTCGATTTGTTGTCACCCGGTGAAGTTACTTTCTACGAATCTCTTGTCGATACTCTTATCGATATGAAAACTCAGATTGCGCGTGCCCCTCAGAAGTCGGAAAGGAGAGCGCAGCTTGTACTTGAAATCAAAGCGTTTAAGGAGAAGAACAAAGAAAAGATAGCTGCAGCCGCAATTGTCTATTGGAATCGAGTTCGCGATTCTAAGCACCGCCGCAAGGTTGTCAAGAGAAATGTAATGACCCTTCCGTTAACTTAGGCGGAAGTAAAAGGAGGTGAATTCAGGGAACACCCACTCGCCGTGGGCAATCCTGAGCCAAGTTCAATCGGGTGCAACGACTATTATGTAGAGCGGAAGTCCGCTCGAAGCGCCTCCACCTTCTCTTGAAGGTATGATATAGTCTGGTCTGCATAGTAATATGCAGCTGTAGGTCTCTGATTAACTCAAGGAAACAGAATGGATTGGAATAGCGTATTTGAATACAACGATGGGAAGTTGCTTCGTAAAGTTTCAAACAATCAGCACAAGCACGTAGGATGGGTAAACAACAGTGGATATTTACAATGTGAGGTTGGAGGTGTAGCTTTCATGTTGCACCGGATCATTTGGGAAATGCATAATGGTGAAATTCCGGAAGGCTTTCAGATTGATCACATTGATCGAAATCCCTTAAACAATAAGCTTGAAAATCTCAGAATTGCAACACAGAACCAGAACCAAATTAACTCGAAAACGCCCAAGAACAATACGACAGGCTACAAAGGCGTGTTGGCAACACCAAGTGGAAAGTTCCAAGCAAGATTAGGTCACAATGGCAAGAAACTGTACTTAGGACTGTTCAACACAGCCGAAGAAGCAGCGGAATGCGTTTTAGAAAACACGAGAAGGCTGTACGGCGAATTTACACCTTCTTAGAATCAGAAAACTACAGGAGTACACCTAACGCGTGGACTCGAACGCAACGATGGCGGTACTGCATATGGGCTTGGCCAGCAACAAATCGATGACGCACGTAAGCATGGTATCGATCTCCTGACGTCAATGGAGCATGTCTGGGGAAGTTTCCTTGGTCGTGAAGTCTACGATGACTGCAGGACATCCTTGAAACGCCCTATGCAACTCTTGAGTGTCTTTGAAGCTGCAGGAAAGAAAGCCGAGGAAGAGGGACGATTCCTGTCCTGGACTGTTCCTGTAACAAACTTCCCGGTGGTTCAGAACTACACAGAAGGAAAGGTCAAGAAGACGTTTGTCCTCTATGGCCCAACCACGGAGTTCAAGAATGCAAGCGGGTATAGTAGTAATTCTCTTCAGCTTATGGTTTGCTACATCGAAGATACTGTTCCATCGAAGCATCGTCAGGCGCAAGGGGCTTCTCCGAACGCGATTCATAGCCTTGACGCAGCGCACCTGATGTTAGTCTCTGAGAGAGCAGATTTTCCCGTTACAACGATTCATGACAGCTTTGGGTGTCTCCTTGGGGATATGTCAGAGTTGTTCGTAGTAGTCCGTGAGAGTTTCCTGGAGCTTTATGCGCAAGACCCGTTGAAATCGCTAATGGATCAGATCGGCGGAGACTTGAGCGCTGTTGAAATTGGCACGCTTGATCTTAGTCTTATCCTTGACTCTGAATACTGTTTTGCATAGGAGAACTTGTGCCTGTCGCAGTAGGAAGACTTTTACTCAAAATAGAAAGGTAACAAATGACAGCAAAAGACATTATGAGATTGTTTGTGAGAAGTCCCATCGGGAGTCTCCTCTTGGTTCAAATCGGCGACGCCTTTCCTGAAATGAGACCGGGAGAGCTCCTCGTTGTTGCAGCGATTGTTTTTAAGCGGCAGAGAACGGGATACGGCAGCCGCTACGGCTACTTTCAACGCGACGGGAGCATTGAGAGGGAGTCCTGCAGGATTAACGCCGCCGTTATTTCTAAGATTAGCCCGCTCTCGAAGCAACGTGCCTACGTCGTCCTTGCGGAGGTCATCTCTCAGCTTAAGTTCGAGGACGTGTCGCCGGTTGTGGGGACACTCGTCAACAAAGGAAAGGAATAGAATGCGTACACCAGAAGAGCTTAGAAGGAATGCCCATACATGCCCACGTGCAGCAATGATCCTGGAGACCGCAGACGAATTGGAAAGGCTGACTCTTCTGCTTGCCCAAGAGCGTGACCGGTTTCACCTACTGTCGCTCTCCACAGTTGCAATTGAGGACTACCTTCGAAAAATCAAGCATATCAAGAACCATGAGGAAATCGACGAACTTCTGTCTGTACATCATCGCTTGCGGGACGCGGCTGGAAAGGAAGGTGGCACTTGATCGAATACAGATGTCTTTCCTCGATGCCGCCTGGAGAGCTCCGCGACGACACTGAGGCAGCTATTCACGAGATCCGTGGAGAACTCAGCTGCGATGAAGCATTCGATTTGCCTTTTGAGGATGATCCACGTGTGTTCCAATACTACTTCGGCGGAGATGTCTATGTCGCCGAGTGTCTGGAAGACCTGAAGCAGATTGACACTCTCGACACAATCTGTCCTAAGGGTCTTGTCTACGACTCTCTAGAAGGCAGTCGTTGGGCAAATCTTCTTGAGTCTGCTGGAGCCGTGTTTGACATCGCGGAATGCGTCGGAGACTTCTATCGGTTCTGGCTGGCGACGAACAACTCTGGAGGAAACACTTACTACGTTCCTAAGTCATTCGCCTGTGACAGTTTATCTGCATCGGTGCGGTTAACAAACGGAGGGCTTCTTCTGGAGGTTCCTTGGCGTACGTTGAAGAAGGAGGGAAAATGTTAATTGAAAGACGTTCTCCTGTGTCGGGTGTGTTGCGTTCGCTTGAGCTCAATATTACTCCCGACCAGTACTTTCTGTGGGAAACAGGCGGCGTGTGTATCCAGAATGCCATGCCCAACCTAACGAATGATGAGCGTGAGTTCATCATGACGGGGATCACTGCAGAGGAATGGGAAGAAATCAACTGGGAGGGCGAGTAAATGGCTCTCATTGTTGCGTCAGGAATGAACGCAGGGATTCTTATAAATCATCCCTGTCAGGAAGAGATCCTGCAAGCATCAATTGCGCGGGTCACTCTCTCCTTCAAACTTGATGGGAGTCTGGAGTCTGCTGAAAGGCAGCTTCAACTCCCGCCAGTATTTCTTGTCAGTGATTACTTCGTTGCTGATAACTTACGGGCGCAGCGCGCTACTCTTCTTGAGGAGTACTCAAGGTTGAACAGCCGGCTTGAGCGGGTAGAGGAGGAACTTAGAAAGATATAACCCTACCCTGCCCCTGTAAATTAACCCGAAACGGGTTTAAATGTCTGTATAACTTTAAGTGAGAATCGAATGGCAATCATTAAGAATGCACAATTGTGGTATACCAAGCTTGACCCCGCACGTCCAAATGGTCGAATGGATCCGAAGAACCCTTCGTGGGAGCTTCAGATTCGAACGAATGACCCTGCCCAGAAGAAGGAGTGGGAAGAGCAAGGTTTGAAACTGAAGCTGATGGTTCAGAAGGAAGGCGCGACTAACGATGCTGGTGAGGATATCGCTGGCGAAGTTATCCTTGACGCCAGCGGTAAGAAACAATGGCGTGCCAATCTCAAAAAGAAGTCCATCAACAAGGAGGGCAAGGCTTCTGGTCCTGTCGAACTCGTCAATGGCGCGCTCCAACCTGTCGATCCTAACTCGATCGGAAATGGCAGTATCGGACATGTCCGCGTGTTCCAGTACGAATACACGAAGAAGGAATCTGGTGACAAGGCCATCGCCTCTGTTCTTATGGGTGTTCAGCTGAAACGTCATATCGTGTACGTTCAAAAGCCCGGTGAAACTTTCGAAGAAGGGGACACTGAGACCGTATCCGAAGACGGTGATGATGACAACACGACAACAACCGTTGCACCACCGCCCACGGCACCGAAGTCACCAGCAGTTCCGGTAAAGACTGCTGATAACAAACCTGAGGATGCGTTCTAATGGAAAATGCTCTCCGCAATCTGGAAGTTGAAGTAGTTTTCTTCACGGGTTGTGACCTCTCGTACCGCCGATGCTGGCCACACAATGGTGTATTTTACAACGACTTAGATGCACGATTGTACATCGTCGAAGACACCCTTGTGTCCAGCGTGTCGATGCCTAATTTCTACAACTTTTCTAAGTAAAGGGAGACAAATGCGCTTCACATATGTTAGCCACCATGCTGGATGTCATTCCGGCTTCGATGTGACTACCCGCAGCGTAGATGTTGCTGCAAAGTTCGATGAAGGCGACTTCGTCAAGATCTACGACAACCGTATCGGAGGAGAAGCTGACAAGTCCTTCGTTCAGCAGGCGAATACACAGGACGATCTTGAAGGCTTTGTCTGTGCACAAGAACGTGTGGCCGCTTGGACAACGAAGGAGGGTGGGAAGATTGAGCACACCATTTCCAATATGAAGACAATGCCTGAGGCTGTTACTCCTGTCATGTCTTCTCCACATGCCGGTCCGAAGATATTCCCGAAATGGGATCCTTTGAAGGCTCTCGATGGTTTCTGCCCGAAAAGTGATGAGCATCGTCCTGAGGCGATCGAGGTTCTCAAGAAGGATGCAATCAATCCTTCGCACTATCAGGGGTACGTGCAAGAGCTTCAGTGGCTTGAAACGATGCAGTATCTCCCGAATTTTCGTGAACCGACTTCCTTCAAGGCGGCTGTCGAGCTTCAGCTTCGGAAGTACCTCGACAGAAATGGCAAGAAGGATAACGAACTCCAGGAGCTTGAGAAAGCCGCTTGGTATCTTCGCTTCTTGATTGCTTACGTCAAGAACGACGACTCTCCAATTCGCGTCAATGACATCCCTGCGATCATGGCCGCTCCCCGCAACGAGTGGCCAAGCAAAACATGATATCGACGTTCAAGTTTCCGAACGGTGACAAGCTCGAATTTCATATTGAGGACGATATGACGGTTGCTTTGGATAACCTTTGTGATGATTGTTCGCCGTCTTTATTGGCCACGATAGGAATGCTTTTTCACTACGCTCAACAACAATCCGGAGAAGTGTACCTGAATAACCATCGGATTTGGGCGTTAAGCTTTTCTCAAACAAGCGGAGCAGCCGCGCTCGCCGATGATTACGTAGGCGTTGGGCATCTTGTGCCTGGACTTGAGAGAGTCGCGCGTTTGCGCTCTCTAATACTGAGTTAAATCAAACGGGGCAGGCTCTCATAGCTGCCCCATTGAGGACATTATGGCGAGATACATATTTGATACCGAAGGAAATGGTCTGCTCCAATCGATCACCAAACTTTGGATTGTCGCTCTCAAGGACATGGACACGGGAAAGAAACAGTGGTGGCTGAATGGCGACTTAGGCTGGATGGATGTTCTCAGCAATGCCACCCTTATCGTTGGTCACAATGTGAAGGGCTATGATCTTCCTGTGTTGGAAAAGCTCTACGGCTTCAAGCTCCCTCGCAAAGTCATTGTCCACGATACCATGATCATGTCTCTTGTAACAAACTACAACAGATTTCCTCGCGGACGCCATAGCCTTGAAAACTGGGGTATCTATCTTGGGAATCGAAAAGGTGAATTCACAGACTTCGAACAGTACTCCGAGGAAATGCTCGAGTACTGCTTGCAGGATCTGGAAGTCACTGAAGCAGTCTACGACGTTGTTCTTTCGGAGTTTAGAAAGATCATGGAGAAAGATTCCCGTATTCGTGCATATATGCGAGCTGAGCATTATGTCGCAGAATGGTGCGCTAGTGCTGCGTTGCATGGCTGGCCTTTCGACGTACCTGCTGCAACAGCCTTATTCGAAAAGATGACTGATGAGCTGAATGCTGCATACGCTGCTGTCAGCCCTATCCTTGGAATGAAGGCAATTGCTGTAGACAAGACTGGTGGCGAAGTCATTCCGAAGTCACCTAAGTGGACTAAGCAAGGTTTCTACGATGCGCATACCGCACGCTGGTTCGGTATTGATCCTTGCTCTGGTTTCGAAGGCGAAGAGCGACCGATCAAGGGAGAGTATTCTCGTGTAATTTTTGAGAAGCTTTCTTTGGATAGTGTGACTGACGTGAAGACGTTCCTCTTTAGAAATGGGTGGGAGCCTACCGAGTGGAACACCAAGCAAGATCCTGAAACAAGACGCCTCATCAAGACCTCACCAAAGATCACTGAGGACAGCCTGGAGGTCATGCAAGGCAATGGCAAGATCTACTGCGATTTCCTTACAACCAAATCACGACACGGCATCTTAAAGACATGGTTGGCAAATGTCGATGCAGAAGGAAACTTACATGGTGATTGCTTTACAATTGGCACTCCTAGTATGCGCGCTAGGCATAGCATTATCGTTAACGTGCCTTCTGTCGATTCAGTATGGGGCAAGGAAATGCGCGCTCTATTTATTACGAAACCAGGATGGAAGGTCATTGGTTGTGACTCTTCTGGAAATCAAGCACGAGGTCTTGCACACTATCTCAAGTCGCCTGAATATGTTGATCTCCTGCTTAACGGTGATATTCACCAGTATAATGCTGATGCTCTCACTGAGGTTCTGAGGCAGATGGGTATCGACCATAAGGTGCCTCGTGGTGTTGCTAAGCGTATCCTCTATGCTTTCCTGTTTGGAGCAAGTGGAGGGAAGCTTTGGGGTTACATCTTCGGTTCCCAAGACAAGACCAAGGGGGATAAGCTTAAGGCAGGCTTCATTAAGGTTGTTCCTGGGTTTAAAGACCTGCTGGATAACCTTGCGAAACGCTTTACTGCATCAAAGAAGTCTGGTGGCGATGGTTATATCACTGGGCTTGCAGGAAACAAATTGTACGTGGATTCTTTTCATAAGCTGCTTGTGTATCTGCTTCAGGCATGTGAGAAGGCAACCTGCTCCGCCTCAGTAATGCTGACAATGGACAGACTAGAAGCCGCAGGGATTCCGTATCAGCCTTATATCATGATGCATGACGAAGAGGACTTTGCAGTACCCGAAGAGTTTAAAGAGCAGGCAGCTGCAATTGGTAAGCAAGCATTTAAGGATGGTCCTGAGATGTTTGGAATCACTATCATGGATGGCGAAGCAAAGATAGGGGATTCGTGGTATGATGTTCACTAATAGGAGACATGAATGAAACTTGTTTTAGAGAACAACGAACTTGTTGTCGCAGCGATGGCATTGGCGGTACATCTCAGCGCAGGAACAGAAAGTGATGCTACCGAGGATTTTCTGGGTGCGGCAGAGATTTGCGGAATGATTGCTTCATATCGAACGAATATCAATCAAGACATCGTGCAGCTTGAGCTGACTGATAGTCAGTGCATTGTCCTGAATACTTCATTGGAGTATGCCTTTAGCTTCTACTGCATATACGCTGCCAATGATCTTCCCGCCGTTCGGAGTGTTCTCGTTAAATTAGGAGAATATTCAGACGTTGAGTTATTTGATGGGATTGTCCCCAACTGTGAGGAATCTTGAAATGGTAGTAGTCGCTCTGATTGAAAATGGCAAGCACACCCTTGCTATCGTACCGTCCACTGAGAACCTTGCAGTAGACTCTTTCGAAATTATCGAGCCTGTTGGCTCTCCTTACCTCGAAGCGCATCCTGATGCAGTGGTTCAGATCCAAGCCCTGTTCGATGAAGTCCTTGGGTTGTTCGGAATCATGCGTTCAGCGCAACCTTCTGCAGAGATCGACGTCATCGAGGCGATCAGTGGATAGACGACAATACCTGCTTATTTGTCTAATCGAAGAAGCTTCAGAGGTGGCCCACGCCGCTTCAAAGCTTCTTCGATTTACTCCCCACGATTCTGCGCTCATAGGCGGTCCGACAAACCTGCAGACACTCTGTGCTGAGTTCAGTGATCTCATGGCATTGATCCAAATGCTGCATTACGAGGGAATTGCGATTACAACAACTCCTGACGCAATTGCCAGGAAGGTTGCTAAGGTAGAGGACTACCTGAACTACTCGAAAATGCTTGGCGTTGTGATGGAGGCGAAAGAATGCTAGCTATAATCGACGGAGACGTACTGGCGTATCTTGCTTGTAAGTCCCGATGGCGAAATGAGAAAGATCAAGTTGTCGTTGTCCTTGATAAGGACGCGGTGACATTCAATACCGAGGACGACCGCTACTATCTGCAGGATAGCTGGGAGAACTTCAAGCAGCTCGTTGCAGAGACTGTTGACCTCCTTTTTGCAGATGACTTCGTGATGGCCGTGAAGAGCGATACTAATTTCAGAGACGATCTGTATCCTCTCTACAAAGCCAATCGAAGAAAAGATCCTTCGAAGGCTAACAACTTTGTGCCGCATATCCGTAAGTTAGCTGTCGCTGAGGACCTCGCGATCGAGGCTACTTGGCGAGAAGCTGATGATATGCTCCGGATTTGGGCAGAACAGGCTCGTGCAGCTGGAACTGACTATGTAGTGGTGTCTGTGGATAAGGACTTGAAATGCATCCCCGGCACTCACTACAACATCAAGAAGAAGGAGGTGTTCACAATCACTCCTGAGTATGCTCTCAAGTTCTTTTATGAGCAGCTTCTGATGGGCGATCCGACCGATAACATTCCTGGCGTTCCCAAGATTGGCCCTGTCAAAGCTCACAACTTTCTGATCTCATGTAATACCGAGGAGGAAATGCAGGAGCTGGTTGTAGAGCAGTATATCAATGCCTTCGGTGAGGACTGGTACAATCAGTTGCTATCTAATGGGAAGATGTTGTACCTTCAGAAGCATGAGCATGACTTCTTCCATCTTCAAGACTGGCCTATTGCACAGTTACTCGCTGAGCATGGCGCGCATGTCAAAGAACGGCTGCGAGAGGAGGTTCGGGAGGTGCTTGCATTGGAGGAAGAGCTTGACACGCCTCCTGAGCTTGTATCACCGCCTGCTGTAAAACCATCAACACACTTCTTTGGAACTCTGCCGCCATTGAAGCCAAAACAATGAAAGGTAACCGATGAGCAGTCTGTTTCAACACAAGAAGACTGGAAATCTGTATAAGCTCCTTCACCGAGGGGTAGACACAACGAACGGGAGAGGTGATCCAAATGTGGCGGTCTACTCTCCCATCGACGATTCCTCAAGGGTGTTCGTTCGAGATTTCTCGGAATTCGCTGAGAAGTTCTTTCAGGTGGACATATGATAACGCCAGTCATTCGCCGTGTTATGGTAGACACACATGGCATTGTCATCCCAAAGAGAGCTTCCCCGAAGCTTCCGAATGACCTGCCTCCAAAGGCGCCTACAGGTCTTATCAAGGTCTCCCTGTCTGGTGTAAGAACAGTAACAAAGAAAATCCAGACAGGCAATGGTCATTGGCAATTCGAGGAGCCTCTCGGAAAAGGGTTCGGATTTATCTACTTGATCCATGACCTCGTCAATGACAAGATGTATATTGGGAAGAAACAATACTATGGCACAGGAAAGCAGAACAAAGGTGTTGTTAGCAATTGGCGTAACTACACGTCGTCGAGTAAGGAGGTCTGTAAGAGCATCGAGGTTAATGGGAAAGAAAACTTCGAGTTCTATGTGCTTGAACAGTATGGTATTCGTGGCACGCTTGGCTATGCTGAAACGTGGTCGCTTATGTATGTTCGTGCACCAGCAAATCGCCACAGGTGGTACAACATGCTTGTCAACAAGATAAGCTGGTCAGTTAAGGAAGATATCTCAGAGCGGCATGTGTCGCGCCTGAAGTTGATTCTTGAAGGAAAGAAAGATCAATTGAGGAAATTCGATGCTTAAGCTTCTCGTATTTGTGTGCGCCATTGCAGGCGTATTCTCTATTATCGGCGGAGTCGTCGACTTGCTTCTGAAGGTGGGTGCTTGGAACTCTGCAGATTACCTGCTATTCCTGTTTGCAAACTTCTTCGTTGCTATGTTTGTCAGAGAAGGGACAAAGAGTGGGAAAGATCGTCCAGAAGAACCTTCCGTGCGTAGACCAGATCAATTGTAAGAGTCATGACGCAAGGCAGGTATATGAGAATGGAACAAGCTACTGCTTTTCTTGTAGGAAGTGGTTTGATGAAGCTGCAACAGAAAACTTTGAGCATGGGAAAACAACCATAGTGCATGAGACTACAAAATCACCGTCTCCGTTTAAGAAGGCAATCCCTAGTCTAGAGGAGATTGCAACATACTCCACACGTGGCTTCCGTGATCGCGCTATTACAAAGGTGGTCAATGAGTTCTTTGGGGTAAAGGTAAGTTATGACAATGCCGGCAATATCGATGCACACTTCTATCCTTATCTTGCAAATGGAAAGGTAGGTTACAAGATTCGGACGCTTCCAAAGACCTTTACATGGTCTGGTGATTCCGCAGCGGTATTCGGAATCGACAGATTCCCTGGGGGTGGAAAGCGTGTTGTAATCGTCGAAGGCGAAATTGATGCCCTTAGCATTGCTCAGGCGTACCATGACAAGTACCAGAAGATCTACCCTGTAATTGCATTGTCATCCGCCACTGTCTCGGAGAAGCTTATTGAGCACCGGGAATGGCTGCGTTCCTTCAAGGAAGTCGTGCTGTTCTTTGATGCAGATACTGCGGGCGATGCTGCTCTGGCTTCTGCGCTGAAGATCGTTGGAATTGACAAGGCTAAAGTCGCTAAGCCGATCGCAGGCTGCAAGGATGCCAATGAAGTCTTGGTGAAACATGGTGCTGCACCTCTCATGCAATGCGTATGGGATGCAACAGCATGGTCACCTGCAGGTATCGTCGGCAAGGAAGCTCTCTGGGATGCTCTTGCTAATTACAACAGTATTCCCTCTCTTCCGTATCCTCCTTGTCTGGAGGGTGTGAATACCAAGCTGAAGGGGATGCGCAGTGGAGAGATCGTACTTTTGATCTCCGGCACCGGCTCGGGAAAGAGTACAATCCTCCGTGAAACAATGTTGCACATCCTTGAGACGACTGATGAAAAGATCGGCATCGTTTCTTTGGAAGAGTCTCCTCACGAGACAGCAAGAAAACTTGCAGGCATGGTAATTAATAGGAATCCTGCAAACGAGGAAATCCCTCTGGAGGATTTGAAGGTTGGCTTCGACACTGTATTCGGAGAAGACCGCGTTGTTCTCCTGGATCACCAAGGCTCAATCAAGGATGATTCTATTATTGATCAGCTCGAATACATGGCGCTTGTTGGCTGTAAGAAGATCTTCATTGATCATATCACTATCCTTGTTTCGGAGGGTACTGAGGGACTCACAGGAAATGAAGCAATCGACAAGGTTATGAATGACCTACTGCGTCTTGTGAAAAGGCATGAAGTATGGATCGGACTTGTATCACACTTGCGTAAAGCTCCCTCCGGCGGAAAGTCATTCGAAGATGGGAAACTTCCTTCGATCGATGACATTCGTGGTAGTGGTAGCATTAAGCAGATCTCATTTGACATTATTGCATTTGCCCGAAACTTAACCGCAGAGAGCGACAGAGATCGTAATACGATCAAAATGCGGATCTTAAAATCGCGGTATACAGGACTTACTGGAAATGTTCCTGGCGCATTCTATGACCATACGACAGGCAGGCTTCGAGGTGTTGAAGGCATGCCTAGTGATGAATTCGAACCGTTAGGATGATAATGCAGAATAAAGATATACCATGGTCTACCGTTGGTTACCTAACCTACAAACGGACATACAGCAGACCAATCCCAGAAAGTACACGCACGGAAGAGTTTGATGAATCTATCGAGCGTGTCATTGATGCGTGCAATACACAGCTGAAGTGTGGCTTCACAGATGACGAGCAGTATCGCCTGCGACAGTACCTCCGAAAGCTGAAAGGGAGCGTTGCTGGACGCTTCTGGTGGCAATTAGGAACGAGTACCGTGGATAAGCTCGGACTTGCTTCCTTGCAGAACTGTGCATTCACTGTTGTGGATGGCCCAATCAGACCTTTCACTTGGTGCATGGATATGCTAGCGCTTGGCTCCGGTGTAGGCTACAGCATTCAAAGCCAACATGTGAACAAGCTTCCTCCTGTCAAACCGTGGTTCAAGGCACCAACGCGTGTTGATCATGGCGGCGCTGACTTCATCATTCCTGACAGCAGAGAAGGTTGGGTAAAGTTCCTTGCAAAGACTCTGAAGGCTGCGTTCCTGTCTGAGACAGAAGAGCGAGGTACCTTCACGTATTCCACTCAAGTGATCCGTGGTAAGGGCTCTCCTATCAAAGGCTTTGGCGGTGTTGCAAGCGGTCCTGAAGATCTGTGTTGGGGTGTCAACAAGATTTCTGAAATCCTGATAGCTCGCTCTGGCAAGAAGGCTCGCCCGATCGACTGCCTTGATATCATGAATATTATCGGCCACATCATCGTTGCCGGAAACGTACGAAGGTCAGCCCAGATTGCCATTGGTGATCCTGACGATATCGAGTTCCTTCTGGCCAAGCGTTGGGACATTGGCAACATTCCTTCATGGAGAGCGATGTCGAACAACAGCGTTGCTTGCGATGACCTTGCCGATCTGCATGAATATTTCTGGCACGGCTACGAAGGCAAAGGCGAGCCGTATGGCTTAATCAACCTTAGGTTATCCCGCAAGGTCGGACGTCTCGGGGATACTCGATACGATGATCCTGAAGTTATGGGGTATAACCCTTGTGCTGAGCAATCGCTTGCTCCATACGAGACGTGTTGTCTGGCCGAGGTTTTCCTTCCGAACGTTGAATCAAAGGAGGAATTCCTTGACATCCTGACCCTGTTGTACCGTATCAACAAGCACTCCTTGACGCTTCCTTGCCATCACGCAGAGACTGAAGAGATCGTATTCAAGAACATGCGCATGGGGATTGGGCTGACAGGTGTGCTTCAGGCTAATGAGGCGCAACTGTCATGGCTAAACGAGGGATACGAACATCTTCGGACATTCGACGGAAAGTACTCTAAACAATGTGGGTTCAACGAGTCAATCAAACTTACAACGGTCAAGCCGAGTGGCACCCTTTCGTTATTGCCTGGAGTAACACCTGGAATCCATCCGGGGTTTTCCCGGTATATGTATCGTCGCATTACAATTGCCTCTGATCATCAGCTCGTCGATGTATGTCGTCGTCATGGTTACCCGATCGAGTACAAGAAGAACTTCGACGGCACCGAGGACTACGCCGCAGTTATCGTTACATTTCCGTTCTCCTACCCTGTTGGGACGCTCCTTGCAAAAGATATGACAGCCCTTGAGCAGCTTGCTTGGGTACGCCGTATGCAGGAGGAATGGAGTGACAACAGTGTCAGTTGTACCGTGTACTATAGGAAGGAAGAACTTCCTGCAATCCAGGCATACCTTATGAAGCACTATCGCAACAATCATAAGTCCTTGTCTTTCCTTCTTCACTCTGAGCACGGCTTCCAACAGGCACCGTACGAGGAAGTTACTGAGGAGCAGTTCAACGCCCTTGTTGCGAAGACGACTGTGATCACATCGATCTCGGAAGCTTCCTTCGAAGGCGCGGACGAGTGTCCTAGTGGAGTCTGTCCTGTAAGATGATGTACCTGGGTGGTATGGCTGCGGCTGTATCACCCAATTAATTAGGAGACACGATGTTTAGTCCGATGTTGGCCCCGAATGACGATCCATTGAAACGCCCTGACTTCTTTCAGAAGCTCAGGTTTCCTTTGTTGTGCTCTCCGAAATTGGACGGCATCCGAAATGTAACACGCGATGAACGCTGCAAATCGCGAAAGTTGATTGACCTCCCAAATAAGCAAATACAACGACTGCTTAGTCCTTTTCAGGATCTTGACGGTGAACTGATTATCGGCAATGAAACAGACTTTGGCGTATACAACAGGACACAGTCTTTTGTGATGTCCATTGACAAAGAAGTCGACGAAGCAGAAATAAAGTATCGCGTGTTCGATGTCTGCGCAGAAGAAGTTGCAGATGCTCCTTTCAAGGAGCGTTTCCAGCTTGCTGGGGAGCTGATTCAGGAGTATGGCCACCCAAATATTACCCTTGTGTCTCACTTCATGTGCAATGATCTGGAGGAGCTGCTTGAAGGCGAAGCTTTATGCCTTGAGCTTGGTTATGAAGGCATCATGATGCGTGACCCTTTTGGGCGCTACAAGCATGGTCGTGGAACATTCAACGAAGGCCTCATCTACAAGCTCAAACGCTTTGCCGATGATGAGGGACTCCTTGTAGGCATCGAGGAGCAACTCAAAAACACCAACGAGAAGCAAGAAGACAACCTTGGGCATTCCAAGCGAGCCACTCATAAGGAGTTCATGGTCGCTGCAGGAACACTTGGAAAGCTTCTTGTGGACTACGATGGCATGCTCCTGGCCGTAGCTCCGGGTTGTCTTACGCATGCGCAGCGTCAAGCTATCTGGAACGCTCCTGAAAAGTTCATTGGGGAGACAATCAAGTTCAGACACTTCGCGCATGGCGTCAAAGACAAACCAAGGTTTCCCCGATTCGTCGGATTTCGTAACAACATCGACTTGTAAAGGAAAACATGTCTACTATAATCACACTCCACCCGATGGACTTGAATAAAGAGAAAGCTGCACTCTTTCATGTCATGGATAAATTCTTCGGCACCACCGGGGGAGATCGTTTCATCAGCACCGATACCTTCAAGATCCACGACAAGAACTTTCCGAACATCTTTTCGGAGCTTGGTCGTCTGGGTGTTATGCTTTGCGGAGGTGCCATCACAAGCTTGTTTTCCGGTGACCCTGTCAATGACCTTGACTTTTACGTGAAGAAACAGGAGAATATCAGGGCGGCAGAAGCCTATCTGAAGACGATATTCAAAGATCATGAGCATATCACTTTGAATGCATTGACGCTGAAAAGGGCTTCTGAGAAATCTAAGAAGCTCTGGTCCGTACAGGTGATCCGACGCTTCACAGGGGATGCTGCCGAGATCTTCGATTGGTTCGACTTTACAGTCACACACGGTGCATTCGACTTCGAACAAGGTGTGTTCCATTTCGGTGATCGCTTCTTTACCGATGTTGCAAAGAAGAAACTGGTTTACAGTGGCGCTTCCAAATACCCCATCTGTGCAATGTATCGCACTAAAAAGTATATGGACAAAGGTTACAGTATCTCCGGTGCAACGATCATGCACATTGCTTTGTCGATCGTACAGCTCAAGATTGAGAACTATGGCCAGCTCAAAGAGCAACTAATGGGGATCGATACAAGTTTCCTTCAGAAGCTTCTTGACGAGGAAGACCCTACGAATCCCGTCGATTATGGCGAGTTCATGGAAAAGGCCTTCAGGTTGATTGACGGCATTGGTGGTTTAACTGAAGCAGAACAAGAGGAGCAAGGCAATGGGTAGTGTAAATCTTCCACCGATTCGTCGTAATCCTGAAATGATCGTTCGGGACTTGATGAATTTTTCCCCGCATGGGACTTTGGCACAGTCGTTCATCATCGAGGCAATTAGGTATTACTCCGAGCTTGTCTCCAATTCAGACGCTTCGGACGATCCCGCTGCGCCTATCAATCCTCGCCACTGGCATGAAGTCGCCGTGGACACCCTTAAGAGACTGCAAGATAACTTCGAGTGAGGTTTCAATGAATAAGCCGTTGGTAATTTATCATGGTCCATCCTGCTTGGACGGGATGGCAGCAGCTTGGTGCATGTGGACTCACTTTGGGGATAATGCAGAGTATCTCGTCGGCCAATACCAAGGGGCACTTCCTGACGTCGTCGATCGCGATGTCTATTTGGTGGACTTCAGTTATCCGCTTGAGACGATGGAACAGATCATTCACTACGCAGACAATGTGTATCTGATTGATCATCACAAGTCGGCACTGGAAGAGCTGTGGATTTTAGGCGACGTGATGAATGTGGCGCATTCTAATCTTGCTCACTCTGGAGCGCGTCTGGCATGGGACTTCGTCCAGAGCGTCTTGGGAAGCAACCTCGGAAAGAAGCGCCCTGCCCTTATCGATCACATCGAGGACAGGGATCTTTGGAAGTTCCTGTTGGATGGTACTGAAGAGATCACTACAGCGCTCTTCTCTCACGCTCTGACATACAGAACCATTGACAAGTTCATGCGTGCCTCTGAAACGACACTGAAGAAACTTCGTGCCGAGGGCGTAACACTACTCCGTAAGCACAAGGTTGATGTACAGACGATCATCGACACAGGACTGCAGAGGATTTCTTTCCTCGAGTTCTCAGACATTCCTCTGGTGAACTGCAATCATATGTTCGCCTCAGATGTCGGGAATCTGCTATCCTTAACCGCCCCGTTCGCCATCACCTACACGGACACAGCAAAACATCGTGTGTTCTCCCTGCGTTCAAACAGCCAAAACCGTCAGGCAGTGGACGTTAGCAGGATCGCCAAAATCTTCGGCGGCGGGGGTCATGCACGTGCTGCAGGTTTCAAGGTCAGTCGGAGTGATGATCTTGCACGTATTTAGACAGCAAGACTTCTGGAGCATCCGAGCAAGCCACAAGGGCTTCTCAGATTCGCGGATATTCCTGTCGGAGCACGCTGCCGGCATCGCAGCAGAAGAGCTGGCTCAATCAAATCTGGGAGTATATTACTTTGTGATGCGTTCAACAGGTTACATATTCTTTCATTCAGCAAACAGACCAAGTGGAGAACAAGATGGCAAAGGTAACCCTATCGGAAAATGTAATTGCACTTGCTGCATTGGATGCAGAACTCTCGAGCCTGCGTAAAGAGAAGCTTCGTCTGGAAGCGCAGTTAAAGGCGAATGCCGGATTGATAACTGAAGTACATAAGGCATCACGTGCCATTCTTGAGGATGCATTAAAGAGGTATCCATAGAGGATTAGTATGACATTTCACTCGGGGGGTGCATCGTATCGATTTCATAAAAATCAGGGGATGGTACGGTGCTACAATTGCAAAGGATTCATGAAAGGAAAGTACATCAGAAATCCTGGCGGGCTTACCCAAAGGTTCTATTGCAATGGCTGTATTGAACGTCTTAACTTAAGTAGTTTTGCAGTAGATTCAACGACCAAAAAGTAATCTGAGCGCACTTTTCTGCATGACGACTTCCCTTGCGCCGCATGGCCTCTCCAGGGTGCCCACACGCGGCTCCGGAGTGCCACGCAAGCGTCGGGATGGGGGGTAGCCTCAGTTGCCCTCCAGTCGCCCCGCCTGCAGCCACCGCGCTAGGCAGTCGGGCATCCCTTGCCAAAATTTATCCAGGCAACGGATTGGCACGAACTGTGAAAAATAAACCTGTTACGAAACAAGGGGTTGTGCACTCGAACCCTGTAAATTAACCCTGAAAGGGTGATGGACACTGGTATCCAACTGCGTTACTGCGACAATACCTTCACACTCTCAACCGTAATACCGAATGAAGACTCCCAATATCGGGACTTCGTCACCACATTTTAAGGAAACAAGCATGGCTAATGACATCCTGGCACAAAAATTCGTTACCGAAGATGGCGCTCAATTCGACACCAAGGCCGAAGCAATGGATTACCTGCGGAAGCCCTTGAAGGCCGCCGCTCTGAATGCCCTGAATGGCAACAACCAAGACCTGACTGACTGGCTGCTGAACTTCCAAGACGAAGTCGAAGCCGGTTTCGAAAGCGCCAAGATCCGCCGTGTGTCCAAGTCCGAGCGCAAGCAACTGGACAAGGCTCTGGAAGCAATCGTTGCCTCCGGCGACAAGGCCTTCGCCTTCATCATCGACAACGCAGCCGTTGTTGCTGAATCCTTCCGTTGGCCTACCGTCAAGCGTGTGGATGCTGAAGTTCAAAGCGCTGCAATCAAGGCAGGCTTCATGACCTTGACCGACAACAACCAGTCCCTCGTTGACTGGCTGCTCGCCAACAAGGACGCCGTTCTGGAAGCCTATCAAGCTGGCGTTCAGAAGCGTGAAGTTAGCCCGAAGGCTACCGAAGCTCTTGCCGCCTACCGCGCTAAGAAGGCTGCGGAAAAGGCTGAAGCCGAAGCAGCTGCTGCAAAGGCCGCTGAGTAAGCTGCTAAATAAGAAAGAGCACTTAGGGAGACTGCCACGGTCTTCTTGATCGTATAGCACCCTGTGTATCCTTTCTTAACATAACCGTCAGCGCCATTGCCTCCACGATGGCCACACTGACGATGACCTGAGCATGTCACTAAACTGCTTCCTAATTTGTGACTTCCCGACAAGGGAGGGGACAGACCTGAGCATGTCGCTAAACTGCTCAATATCCTACTTAGGCCTGTGTTGAGTTGTGTCTCCTTCTCGACATAGGTTGGCCTGAGCATGCCGTTAAAGTGCTCACCTTATGCAGCGTGCGACGGGAACTTTAGTCGTCAGATACGACGGGAACTTTAGGCGCATGCGCTTTGACCTCGACATGTCAGAAAACTGTCCTCTTTTCAAGGCTCGTGCATCGCCTTAAGAATGCATCAAAAGCCCTGACCTTAATCGGTTGGGGCTAAATTGTTAAAGGAGCGAAGGTGTACATCGTAACAACAATAGAAGATGGTAAAACAAAGATTTGCTTTCAAGGCCAATTGCCTGGAGTGCATTCAACGTTAGCAATTGCAAGGGACGCTGCTGACTTCCTGAAGTCAATCAATCCCGCAGGAGAGTATCTTGTGAGCAAGCTTACGCCTACCCAATGGAAAGGTGTAATCAGTGAGAGATACGCTTCTGCCAAAGACTTGAAGAGCTCTAAAAAGAGAGTCAGATATGAAGCCATTCCAAAGTTATGAGGGCTTTCTGAGGGCTGTTGATCTGGCGGACATAAACGACACAGAAATCAAAAGACACTGTGTTGAATGCAAGGAGGCCTTCTCTTTCCTGAATGTATGGACACCGGAGGGTTGGGTAGGGACACAACGTGATGGCCTCTGCGAGTGCTGTCGTGAGAAAGACAGCGACGATTAATCAAAAGGAGTAGTAAATGCTTGAGATTTTCATGTATCAAGATCGACCGTTCATGAAGGTGATTCCTTCAAAGACTCTCTTCCGTAGTACAACAATCCATGAAGTTGTGAATCGTGGAGACTTCTTCGCTGTCAATATGACAACAGGAATCCTGACGGTACTTCCACAAGGGGCGAATAAAGAAAAACCAGCAGAAGTCCCCGAAGATTCTGTTGCGAAGGAAGACTGGATTGACGCTGATGTTACTCTACCACCGCCACGTCGACGTTTCCTTGCATTGTTCAGCTCAGGGTACGTCGATATCCGCACTATGCGTACACAACGTATTGGTAAACAAAAGGACGGCGACAAAATCACACATTGGAAACCGCTCCCCAAGGCTCCAATACAACCCTTCACACTCAAATAAGGAGATGTAATGACAAAAGAATTAAAGCTCAAAATTGAATCCTGCATTGGTTGCTCGCGTCATTTGGGAAATGGTGCATGCGATAATGACTCCGAGCTGTCACCTGCAGAGCTCTACCTCCTCCAAAACTTTCCGATTATCACGACGGAAACCAACACAGTCGTTCACATTCCTACACGTAATCGGATTGCTGAACAAATTGCTGAGGAAGAGCACAAGCAGGCCATTGTACATGCACGCGCCGTCCTTAAGACACTCCGTATGGCGAACTCCGATATTGACGATCATACCGAGGTAGTTGCGCAGGCACAGGCCATTGCCACGACAAGAAAACGAAAGATTGCAGCCCTGCGTGCAGGTATCAAAAGGGCAAAGGAGAGTTTGGAGTTTGATTCTCTTCTGAAAACACTTGGTTTCGTTCAATAACTGTTACAGTCATCCCAAGAGGAAATTGAAATGAAATGTGTAAAAACTGGTCTTACATTCAGGACATCGCAGTCTCCTGAAATCTTCCATGCAGATCTTCACTACTGTGAAGGCCTTGATCTTCTTATGATTCTGGGTGTTGGTCGTGAGGCTGATCCCTCTGAACGCGAACCTGATCTTGCGCTTCGTCCCTGCAAGGACTACTATCTGGTAGACAAGATGAGCGATCCCTTGTTTCAGCATCTGATCGCTGAGTATCAACGTCTCGAGGTCCAGCACGATATGTCTCGCAAGGGACTTCCTATTGTGATCGTTGATGCTCGCTTCTATATCCCCACTTATCCACGGGCAACACGAATCATGGGGATACACCTTTGACAACCGATCAAAAAGAACTCCTGCTTGCTCTTGCCGAGGGAGTCTTTGGGAAAGAGTCTGCTGAGGCTCGAATAGCTGATCTCATCCTCTTTTTCCGAGCAGCCAGACGCGGTATTGCTGAGCATCAAGAACCAATCGGATGGATTCACAAAGACGACATCGAGTATGACGGCACTACGCACTCCCTCAGAACATTGAATGTGCAACCCGGTAATTTCGAGGATTGGTTACCTTTTTACATTGTCCCTGCCGAAAGGAAAGAGCAGGAAGATGTAAACCTAATCCAACCATTCAGGACAATGCAGTTGCCGCATACGATCTGATAGATCGTTTCCTTCGAAATAACCTCGGTGACGATGACTACGTCGAGTATTCAACTGCTCTTGAATTATTAATCACACCTCCATAAAGGACACAGCATGAACAAAGCACTTATTGAACGTATCGGCGTGATCTTCAACGACAAACTCCAGGCCAAGCCTAGCTGGGGCAGAAATGAGATCGCCAATCTGTACAACAACTCCGTAGCCGAGGCTCTCCTTGAGCTGATCGACAGAGAAGAGTGATGGGCTGCTACGATACCGTATCTGGTGACTGCCCTGCCTGTGGTGCAAAGATAACATTCCAATCCAAAGCAGGTGACTGCAATCTTACGGAATGGCATATCTCTGCAGCACCGGCAGTAATTGCAAACGATATCAAAGACTGCGAGCAGGAGTGCAATGCGTGGTCATCTTGTGTCGTTCAATAAGGCCTTACTACCTACTGTCTATGTTTCAATGCAGTTTGTCACAAAGGAGCCATATGAATAGCGTATACTCGACAGACGACATTCCGGGATTGAGGTTGTCTGTAAAGGCAGCATTCGCTTTGGGGAGAGCCACAAATGACGAAGCTGTATTCAATCTCAAGCGAGATCTTGCCGAACGTCTCGCCTGTGATATTCTTAAACAGGAGAACTTCTTTGAATCCAAAGCTACGGAGGTGCATGGTACTGTGTTCATCGGATATCGAGCGGACTGCATAATCCTTACGGAAGAAGAGTACTTCAGCCTTAAGCGTACTGCTTTCCAGGATGGAATACAACATGCAGTCGGGGCGATGTCGCCTTCGCAAAGGATGGGTACATGGGCTCAACCATAACAGTGACCATTCTAATGAGCCAGTTCGGGGAGAGGATTGTGGCGCAACAAGAGTTGCCCAGATGGATAGTTGAACAGACATTCTGTCCGATCGACCTCCCTGATCCTTCGATCAGCGACGTTGCAGCCATCCTTTGCGAGTCTTCTGTTAAGATTGAATCTGTAATGAAGACTCGCAATGAAATTGCCGAAAGGCTCTCGCAGACACTTACCAAGTTGCTCCTTGATGCAATGGGAGCGAAAGATACTCGGATGGGGTACCCTCAGCCGACGTAAACGATCATGCCGTGTAGCTCCAAGGGTAGAGCCTGCGAAAGCAGAGTGGTGTAGAGTTCGAGTCTCTACCACGGCAAAGGTATAAACGACAAATGAAGGGATTGGAGGATAGGAACATGACACCAAAAGAAGCGGCCACGAAACTTAAAGAGGCAACCGTAGGCGACGACTATGAGCCTCTTGGTCGGGATCACATATCAACAGCCGGGATCACATATCAACAGCCGGGATACACATAGGAGAACACGGGAACGCAATAGAAATACATGCGGCAACGTTCAAAGAAGCCAAAGCATTGCGCGACGAGCTTCTGAAAGTCATAAGGATGACTTCTAACTCAAGTGGTAACCAGCCACATGAGTAATTGCGGTAGCGACGAGGCGTGTGTTCGCGTGTCCGCTCGAACGACTTGTTAGAACGGAGGGGTAGAGAATGATTAAATGGTTGAAGAAACTGAAAGCGATTGTTGCTGGTTACGATGCCGACCTGCGCAACGCACACGCAAGAATTGCAGAGCTTGAAAAGCTGGTGCGCGACAGGACGGACATTGCAGTTGATGTCGGTTTCAAGAACGAAAGTCATGTGATTGTTATGGGGCGATACAAGAACGCTGATTACGTACAGAGCTACGCACTAAACACTCCTGACTTCGCAGCACTGATTGATCAACTGAGGAATATGAAGAGACATGGCACTGTGCGATGGACAGATGCACCACCTCAATTCCGGGCTGTGTTTGAGCGCGAGGTCTAACGTTGGAGACAACCCGCCGCAGCCACATGAGTCATTGCGGTAGCGAGAAGACCGTTACCTGCTGTCGCTTGCTTTGAGATGTTAGAAGGTATTGGAGGGTAGAGAAATGGAATGGATTAGCACTGACGACAGATTACCAGAACCAGAACAGTTCATTATTTACCACGCGCCCGGCATTTTTGAGACAGGACCACAAATGTGGATTGGGACATATGAAGAAGGCGTGTTTGGGAGTCGTTCTGGTTTTTCGGCGGAGGGGAAGTTACGCATTGGATGCCACTACCAACCCTGCCTTCTGACGCGGTGTAGACCGCAACTTTGCTACATAACGCCACCGGCAGCACTTCATCACAAGGAGAATTAGATGAAATACTTACTAAAAGAGTTGTTCATATACCTCATGTTTATCATATTGGTTTTGTATGTCTGGCTTTTGTGGTATGTGTCGAACCAAGCACTCCTCCCGCTCCAAGCGTCTATCAAGTTCGACCTGGAGTTTTCTGCGCCATTGAAACAACAAATGACGGAGTGTCTATGTCTTGCTGGAAGGAATAAGTTTAGTTGAAACAAACTGTCAAGGAGAACGAAATGCCACTACCAAAAAATGAATTTGAGCTACGGCTTGAGAATGAACAACTAAGGAGAGATGCGGAACAACGAATAGACACATCACTTGTGGAAGCTAATGCTCGCTTAAAATTTAGAAGTGAGCGAGTAGAGAGTCTTGAGCGCGAACTGGCGGAGACTCGCGCCATAATCGACAAAGAAGCCAAGGACTACGCGCAAACGTACTTAGACAATCAAGCACTCGCCGCCCAAGCCCTTAAGATGCGGGAAGCGCTTGAAAAGATTCATGGAACAGCAGCACCATACGATGACGGCGTTAAATTCCGCTACATAAAAGACATCGCTGTTGATGCCCTCGCCATCAACACCAAGCCAGCCGAGCAGATCGTCAATGTGGCGAATGCGAAGGCGTTGCGGAGACTTGCAACAGAACAGTATTCTGGATTCATAACCTGCGGAGAATTGCACCGCTTGGCCGACGAATTGGAGAAGAAAGTATGAAACTCGATATCGAAATCACTGAGGAAGAAATCAAAAGCGCGGTTGAGCGTGAAGTGAGGTCAGCAATCGCAGACCAGACTAACCAATGGGGAGTTGATCGTTACATCAAAGAGCAGGTTGCTGCTAGTTGGAAAAATGCTGTTGATTCTCTTGTGGAAGAATGCCTAAACGATAGCCCTGCGATTCGTGAGAAAATCCGCGCAGAAGTTGAGCGGAAACTATGGTTGCAGCTTGCTGCTGTAATGCGGAAAGCAATATGAAAACGGCTGCCACAATCACCCGCCCTACACCAATGGCGCTAAAGACACCACGGACGCTTACCCAACGTCTGGTTGAAGGCTGTTATACGTGGTGGAGGCTATGAAAGTACGAGACCTGATTGAATGGCTGAAAGCATTTGAAGACCAGGACGCCGATGTTTTGGTGGTAGCGCACGAGGCTGGGAGAGAATATTACGATCAAGGCGGGAATGCTTATGAGACAGAGTTCGACCCTGAAAAGCATTCTGAATACACGGACATGAGGGGGAACCCATACGTTCCGCCAGGCGCTACGTATGAAAATAAACGGACGCTGCTGCTTGGCGCTATGAATGGCTAACGCTGAATTAACCGGCGATACGCACGAACCACGACACAAGGAGATGAACATGATCGAACAAAGCCAGAACGAAGCCAGTGGTGTCCGCGTTGAATGACGAGTTAGGCGCGGGGTGGAAGAATCCACGGACAACGCCGCCCCCAAATGGAGTTGTCGTGGAAGTTACTGGTTCTGACCACATGGGGGATTGGCGAATGATGGCAATGCGCATGGACTACCAAAAGAAGCCAACGAACACGAAGCGCTTTATTAAAACAGGCTCCAAGTTTTGGCGGTGGGTTGATTTGGATGGGTGCGCTATTAACGCAAAGGATGTGCCGGAGCTTTGGAGGGATCATGCAGGAAATTAGAGAGAGCGAGGACAAGATGGCATTTGATGAATGGAGATACACCAAACGGCCATTGGCATGTGGAACAAGAACCACGCTGAACGGCTGTCCCGGTGAGCGAATCGTTAGAAGGCATTGGAGGTAGAAAAATGGAATGGCAACCGATTGAGACAGCTCCGAAGGATGGGGCTGAGATTCTGGCAACAGGATATAACTACGGCTTGATGGATAGCGGAAGGCACCGTGTTATTACTAAGTATCTGGACGGTGAATGGGCAGATGCCTCTAATGCGTTTAGGGATACTTTCGGTTATCTGACACACTGGATGCCACTGCCGGAGCCACCGGAAACAATGCGGCAGCGGGAAGGCATTTTGGAGGTAGCGAAATGAACAGAGAAGATTGCTGGATGACATTTAGCGAGGCGCTTGAGAGCTACCTTAAGGCGCGGAGTGATTTAGCTCTTGCACGTACCGAGCAACAAACTGAGCTGCCTCGGTCGATAATGCGAGAAGCCTCGGAGCATATGGACGCTTTGACCACACAGTTAGAGCGGGAGGATTGAATTGGCATTTGGAGGTAATTATATGGGACATGACATTAGCGGTTTCAAAAACGAGGACAAAGAATGCGAGGGCAACGAGATTGCTCATCTCAGACGCGGGGCATTTAACCCTCTGGCGCGTGCTATTTACGGTGCACTTGGCGTTATAGAGTTCGATGCTGGATGCTCTGGCTGCGGAGAAACGGCAAACTTCACCGATACTCAACTGCGACAAGCTTTGGCAAAAATTCCAGATGACGAAGACCACGACCCCGAGCGTACATTCTTGAACGATTGTATCGAAAAAGGTGGAGGCGGCGTGTGGATTGTGTTTTGGTGACTTCTAACGCAAGCGGTAAGCCGGTGCAGTCACCGATTTAACCGAAGAAGCAAGACCGTATTCTGCGGTCGGGTTGATTGACATGTTGGGCGACACATGGAGAGGAAGAAGCGATGGGGTACGAACTTGATAGAGCGCGACTGGAAACATCCAGAAACGAGTCAGAGGATGCCTACTTTAAGGCACGGCCACAGATAGACAGCAGTGATAGACGCAAGGTGTTCGATGCTGGATACGTACGAGGATGGGAGGACAGAAAAGAATACGAACAGGAAAAGAATGTGTCGCCTAACGCCCGAGATAACCCGCCGACCGGAACGGGCGGTCGCGGTTGATTGAGATGTTAGATACTGGAGATAAATTATGAGCGATTTTGAAAACGCAATTAAAGCCGCTGCCGAGAAAGCGGTGCTGAAGTTTGTGCAGGATGGCGGATGGTTGATGCCGAACTACGAAGGAAGACTGAAAGTGCCCGTTGAGTGGATTGCTGACTGCTGGCGCTTGGTGGATAGCGAGAAACTGAAAGCAAAGATTGCAGAGCGGCTGGAAAGCGAGCTTGCTGACAGGATGGTGAACCACATGGCGACCGAACTGGCGACCGACATCAAGCAGATTTTGAGCGTACAGGAACGGCGCGAGATGCTGCGTGGTTTGGCTCGTGAGCATATGGACGCCGTGATGAAGGCGGGTATCTAACGCCGGAGATACCCCGCCGCAGCCAGAAGGGATTGAGTAAATGAACCGCGCTACGGTTAAAGAAATCGAAACACTCCGCGATCAAGTGCGGACTTTGCGACGAGAGCGCGAGGCCGAAATATTGATGTCTGATGTACTTCGCAATATCAGAGCGTGACGCACTCTCCGCCCAAGTCGTGCAGATGCGGGAAGCTCTTGAGATGATTAGCAATACTACAGACGAGACAGGTGTTTGCGGAAATGGATATTCGGCGTCTCATGTAGCAGAGCAAGCGCTCACCCTCGACACCAATTTCGCTGAGCTGCTCGTAGCTAAGCAGATTGCCGAACGCGTAGACGCCATTGTCTACTCCAGGATCTCAGTAACGAGCATTGCGCGAAATGAGGCACCTTATATGAATATCACTCAGAAAGGGAAGTAATGAAGAAATTAAAATACTCCGAATTGGAATCAATGCTACTTGCAAAAGAAGCGGAGATTACGGAACTAACAAAGAAGCTAGAACAAAGCAGATCTTCAACGAAGTACTACGAAGGGCAGATGTGCGAAGCAAACAAGGAGATTGAACAGTTACATGTGTTCTTGGACTCCTTGCCTGACGGTATCCCTCGGGATGTTAAGTATGGCGAGGAAGACTATCAAGTCAGCAAAGTGTCTGTGTTTACACGGCTTGTTGCCTGGTTCGCAAAGAACGCAAGCATTCAAAGGGTTTGAAGAACGGGCGCTTGAAATACTAACACCCAACCTTAAGAGGACCTCGAAATGAAAACACTTTCAACCATCGTTTGTATCACACTCCTTGTTGGCTGTGGATTGATGCCCGGACCGACGAAGCAGGAGTTCGCTAACGCTGATTTTGGCAGGATTGACTACAGCTCTCGATCCATAGAGGATGTTGTCCGCTCTCAAAGGAATTTCTTCGACCCCTACTCCGCAAGGATCAACTGCGGTAAGGCAAACAAGACATATTGGGAAGGCCAGTATGGGTGGGTTGCAGTCTGCATAGTGAATGCAAAGAATCGCCTTGGTGCGTATACAGGTGCACAACGCAGGGAGTATCTTGTGAAGGACTTCCAATTGTTACATGTTGGCGATCGTTTCTAAGAAGACTAAGATGGGTAGAGTGTCTGTGAACGCTTTACCCTTAAGAAGTAAACAAACCAAAAGGAGTACATCATGGCTGTCCAGCACTATACCGTTGCAAAGATTTACCCGTATGTAGACTTCGCTGCATCCGTCGAAGAAGTTAGCGCGCTTATTCTTGGTGTAGATGTATTCGATGCCCTCGGTTGTATCATGGAGTTCGAAGTCGGGGACTCAATGGAAAGTTTCTTTGGTGCAAAGCTCGTAAAGAAATCAGAGACAACGTATCGTGCGATGGGGTATTCGGACAGAATCGTTCAGTGTATCGGGGGACAATTGCCTGAAGATCTTGCCAATACTTTGGAGTGTATGGTGGACCATTCTCTCTGTGACTCGTGGAGGTTAATACATTGATGATTTCAAGTCCAAACATAGGAGGCCTTATTGATGGCAAGATACCAGCCTTCACTAAGTGTCCTTTCAAAGACAGGTGCAACAAAGCCCGAGGAGGCACGTCATGCGTGCATAGGGGTGTTCATCATGACACTCCGTTCAGCTGCGGCTTTGCTCGCGCTTTTAACCTAATTGGAGAGACATGTCTGGAATTACGTTAGTAAGACCTTTTCATACGGTCGGTCCAACATTCAACAAAGATATCGCCGAAGGCTATGTTCTGGTGGTCTTCTACGCGGCATGGTGTGTGGTCTGCGCGGACATGCTCCCTGTGTGTTTGGATCTTGCAAATGACAAACTCAAGGTCTTTCTTCTAGACATCGATGAAGATCATGATATCTGCGTTGAGCATAACATCCGAGGCGTCCCTACACTTATCCTCTTCAAGGAGGGGCAGCAAATCCTCAAAACGATCGGCCGTCATTCCGAAGCTAACATTAAATTCCTTATGGAGAATATCAAATGAAAACTACATCGTTGTTTGCAAAAATCGCTGGATTCTTAATGCCTCGTACACTCGTGGGTAGCGCAAATGTCGCTCTTGGATCAACAGCCAATGCTATTCATGCTGTGAAACCCACAGGCGACATGCGTGCTGCACGTTACACTCATGATGAAGTTATGAGGGACGGTAAGACTGTTCGTCCTCACTTTGTTATTGACCGGAAACTTCTGGAACGTAACAAATATGCGCCTTGGGGTCGTGGTATCTTTGGCGGCAGCCAATGAGTGATCTGCAAGTCCTTGATGAGGACTTTGTAAGATATTACTTATCTCTTGAGCCAAATTCACACTTTCAACAGGAGTTTCAAATGAGCAACGACATGATACCTCCGGTCGGCCTTAATAAGGCAGAAGTATTGGCCAAGCTTTACAATGCGTCCAAGCCGCTTGAAATGGGCTTCCTCCAATTTACTCCAGGTGACATGTCAGTCGAGCTTGCTCAAAGTCTTCTGGACAATGGTCAAACGTACTTCGACTATTTGCAAGGTCGTGTCATGAAGATCGATCTGCAGTATGATCATCTTGATCCTCGTCTGTACGATCGTGATAATGGTGAGGGTGCAGCTAAACGTGCTCTTGGTCTGTTATGGGAGTAATCATTATGCGTATTTGGAAATATCCTCTGAGTATCACTGACCGTCAAGAAGTGGAAATTCCGCAGGGTGCAAGACTGCTGAGTGTCCAGATGCAGAACGATCAATGTTGTCTTTGGGCGTTATGTGATGGGTATGCTCCTCCGGAAATCCGTCGTATCGCCATCTACGGTACCGGGACTCTTATTCCTGATGATCCCGGTAAGTATCTTTCAACGTTTCAGATGCATGACGGCGCTCTGGTATTTCATGCATTCGATTTCACTGATGTAAAGTGACACATTGCACTGGATTGTTTAGTACAATTTCTCCTAAGTTGATGACAGCTGGACAATCCTCTTTATACCTATCTCATCATTCCTTAACGGGAGTGGTGAGGTAGGTATCCTTTTTTTTTTTTTTTTTTTTTTTTGTAAAATATAATAAAGGCCTCCAAATTAAT